TGAGCGTTTGGCATAATATTAATATTTAGTTTGTTTTAAATTTGAATGTTAATTTCTGAATGAAAGCATAATCATTATAAGCTTCATCGGTATCAAGCAATATGCAGTTCTTTACTATAATCGAGTTAAAAGAAGCTTTCTTAGTTTCAAAAGCGAACCTTACTTTTTCTGCTAGATCAACACTTTGAGAGTAATCATCTGAAAGGATATAAATTGTTTCAGTTACTTCATTCCCGGATAACCCATCATTTGAATACTGAGGGTCTATTGAATCCCGATTATAGACAATGAATGGTAAAGAGGTTTTTTCCGGTGCAATGATGGGGAATACATTATCTCCAACCAGTCCAGGAATATTTTTAAGTACGCTATTTATAAAAGTGCCTATTGAAATCATTTTGAATATTTTTTTATAAGTAGCTCAAAAGCTCTGTTTATAGTTTCGTATAAAGAATTTACTGCTTCTTCGCCTTTACTTTCTGTTGCATTCTCCAGGAAATGGAGCCCTATTATTTTCCCTCTGGAAGTTACTCCTGCATCGGTTTTCCTAAAATGTTTTGTTTTTCTTTGGTTGAACCTTTCGGCTGTTCCATGTTCAAACCACCTAGCGAAGTATGAGGTATTTCCAATATCTACTCCTGTTACAGTAGTATTCTCTTTTATATCTTCCATCCTAAAGCGTTTTTCCATGCGCTTCTTTACAGTGGTTTTTTTACCGGCTGCAAGGTTGGCTCTAGCTTGTCTTAGGATTATGTTCCCGGACTTTCGGAAACCTGTTTTTATTATCTTGTTTTGGTTCGTCTTTGTAAGCTCATCGAAAAGTTTTACTAGCTCATTTGTTCCAAAGATTTCTAATTTAATTCCTTCATCCATTTTATTATTTATTATGGACCTACTACCCAACCTCCGCGCTCTCCAATACTTACCCATTGAGTTGAAGAAATAAGTTGAAGGGTGATTGATTCCCAACTTCCAACTCCTGTACTTTCAACATATTGGTTATAAATAACAGTGTCGCTTGCTGAACCTCTTTGAATTCTTAATGTAGCAGCTTGGTGTTTTACGAAAGTATATGTTAACCCAATATTTGCAGCGGAGGCAACAGGAAGCGTAACAACCATATTAGTTCCACCGCTAACAGTTATTGTTTTACCTGTATCAGCTACATTAACTGTGTAAGTAGCTCCAGAAACATCTATAACAGTTGCTTTATTAGTAGCTAAAGAAACCCTTTCGGCTCCAGTAGTTTTAGTATAATATAGCTGGTCTGTTAAAAATTCAAAATCACCTGCCACAGGCGTTGTTTTTAATGCTCCACTATTAAGCTTTAATGGTGAAACTGTTGTAGTTCCAGCCGTTAAAAGTAGGTTGGTTATAGTCTTACCGGTTAAAGTTTGAGTTGCTGTTGTTCCAACTAATGTAGTGCTACCGGCTGGAATAGTTGCGTTTGCTGTTGCTGTAGAAGTTAAAGTTAAAGCGTGGGCTCCAGCTCTGATTAAACTAGAACTATTCGGAATTGTTAAAGTTCCTGTTCCAGCCGTTATAATTAAACCGTTTATACTTGTTGCTGTTGCAGCTCCCAAAGCAGGGGTAACAAAAGTAGGTGAAGCTAAAGTGGCTTTTAAATTTAAAGCAGCTTGTACTAGAGTAGAAATAGGTTTGTCAACATCCGAGGTATCATCTACATTGGCTAATCCAATATTAGATTTTACTAATGTTATTGCTCCTGCAACTTGTGTTACACCATTTACGGAGGTTGTTAAACCATCGATACCATTTGAACCGGCATCACCTTTTAAACCTTGTATACCCTGAATTCCTTGCAATCCATCGTTACCAGTAGCACCGGTTAATCCCTGAATACCTTGTAATCCGGTATCACCTTTTAGTCCTTGGGTACCATCTGAACCGGGAATTCCTTGAATTCCTTGGATACCTTGGGAGCCAGTATCTCCTTTTGCTCCTGTATCGCCTTTTATACCTTGAATACCCTGCAAACCTTGGGCACCTGGTAATAATTCTATATTGTCAATATTTTGTTGTAAGGTTTGAAGGTCTGTAACCAAATCTTCAATAGCAGTTTTTGAAAGTTTACTTCCAGCGCTTAGACTTTCTAATAGTGCTTTTATTTCTGAAGGGGTTAAAGTACCTCCGACACCACCACCACCAAAATAGCTTAAATCGCTCCAGGCTGTTACACCATCTCCAATTTTGATTTTATTAGTTGCACCAAATTCAATTGCAATTAAACCTTTAGGTAAAACCGGATTTAATGCAGCCCATCCAGAAGCGGAGCCTCTTTTATGCTGGTAGTCTGTAAATGTCATATTTCACCTCCATCCATTGAAATAGCTGATTGATTTATTTGTCCGTCAATGTCTCCACCATCAAATAAAAATGATGGTTCCTGAGATTGTTCTGAATTAGTAAGTTTGTTTACAGAAATTATTAGCTCTCTGTATAATGGAGCTGGATTTATAAATAGAATTTCGTAATAGTCGTTTTTACATTTTATTCTCATTTGCTCATTGATATCACTTCTAAATCGGATATTAATATCAATAGTCTGGGAATTGAATAATTCTTTGTTTTCAACAGTCTTAGAACCGTTCTTGAAAACTATGTTTGCTTTGGTTGTGAATTTATCTATCCAAGTGTTTACACTAGCTCCAAAGGTATCCCTGAATGTTGTTTTCTCTTGAAAAGTAATAGAATGTCTTAATAGTCCAGATCTCATATATTATAGATTCTGTAAGGATTTAATAATAAATCAATAGTATCTGGAACCCTGTAACCTTGTGCAAAAGAAATACTCTCTCTATTTGCATAAAAATTCCCTAGAATATATTTAATTCCGTGCTTAATGCTTTTAGGCAACGTTTCAACAGTATAGGTAGGAGAAAGCGGAAAGCCTAAATAATTTTCAACTGTGTTCTCTGATACCTCAATCAAATCACTGATATAAGTATCATCAATTGTCTCATCCGGTAAAATGTTCAAATGAGCTTTAGCTTCAAGTAAGGATACAAACATAGGTTTGAGTTTTAAAAAAACTCTCCCAGGATGTCCCAGGAGAGCTATATTTATAAATGGAAGTTGTCTTACGATAAGATAGAACCAACAGCGAAAGAAGCGTTTCTACGTTTCTTAACATCGAAGTAAGCATTAACAATTAACCGGATTTTACCGTAAGTTGCCTGAGTGTAAGGGTCTACAGTAATATCAATTGCGCCCCACTGACCAATGATTAAATCATTGAAGTTACCGAATAGCAAACCTTGTTCATTAGCAGCGGTTGCTAAACCGTTACACATATGGTTTGTCACATAAACAGGATATCCGTTCATTTCACCACCATCTAACAAGAAAGCAGCAGTATTTGCAGCTTTTGCACTGGTTTTGAGGAAGGATTTACCAGTCGAGTTAGTAATATATGCAATTTTACCAATAAGAGCGTTGGACGTATCAACATTAGCTTCAAGAGCTACTACCTTTGCCCATGTAGATGCACCTTTTACAACTAAAGAACCATCAGCAATACCGGTATAAAAACCATCAGGAATAGTAGCAACTGTAGCAGCTTTTCCAAATATGGTAGCTTCAAGTTTCGAAGAAATAGCCGTGGTTAAATCATCAATAAGGATCTGTTGAGCATTAATCCCGTCTTGTGCTAAAAACTGTTTAGACACATCAATAAACGTAGTTAAACGTTTTGGTCCAAGGGTTACTTCTCCAAAAGTTCCTGCACCCTCAACAGCAACAACAGTTTCACCAACCCAGGAAGCGTTTGAACCGCTATATGTTGGGATACTTACATTACCAACTAAACCGGTAATAAGTTGTGCACCTGCTTGAACAGCTACTAATTTGGCTCTTAAAGGCTCCAGTAAATTCAGTTTATCAGTTGCAACAACAGGGTTTCCAGCAGCTACAATTTCCGCGCGGTATTCTAAAGGCAATTGGATTTGTCCTTTATACTCCAAGCCAGTTCCTGAAAAACTCTTAGTTCCTGCTTGTAGAACTTCCAGGTTAGCATCAGACTGAGAACGTCTTTCAGCTTCATTTCTTATAACTTCAATTAAATTAAATTGTTCCATGTTTCGTTTATTTATGGTAATAGTTTTGTTTGATTTATTTGCTTGTTCATCTTCTTTCCGGATCTCTTCCAACTGTGCTTTAATTCCTGCCAGTTCTGTTTTAAACCCTTCCAGTTCCGTTCCTTCTTCATCGTTTAGTTTCCTAACTTCTGATTCACCTTTAGAAATAAGGTTTTTAATGCTTTCCTGTATAAGGTTTTGTTTGTCTAGTAATTCTAATTTATTCATAGTTTAATGTTTGGTATT